TTTATAAAAAGTATTTTGGCAGCTACACGGCAGTATGTAATAAATGTGGCGTTAACCCACTGTTGGGCGGTAGATTGCCAAAAGATTTTGACAAGGACTTATCTGAAACAAAAATTTTGATTGATACCAGAGAACAACAACCATTAACTTTTAAAAATTCAGAATTACATAAGCTTGATGTTGGCGATTATGGAGTGACGTCGCAAGATTATGATTACACATATGTTGACAGAAAGTCATTTGGCGATTTTTGTGGCACAATAACAGTTGGTTATGCTCGTTTTTGCAAGGAAATGGATAGGTGTAGATCTTTAGGGTCTTATTTATTCGTAGTTATGGAGTTTGATATTAATGAGATAGAAAACCTCAATAAAAAAAGCTACAAGAAGTATAAACTTGATTATGTTTTTCATAATATGAGAGAAATACAAAAACAATATAGTGATTGTTGCCAATTTGTCTTTTCTGGTTCTAGAGAAAACAGCGAATTAATTATACCGAAGCTTCTTGTCATGGGTAAAAAATTATGGTCCACCGATATACAATATTTCTGGTCTAAATACATACAAAAAAAATGAGTTGGAAAACAGGAATACAAGAGTCTAGAAGTAGGTTCCCAGATATAAATAAGGAGATACTAGAGATTGACGGATATCTAGAGGAGGAGGAGGCAAAAATATTGCTTTATAAATTCTTAAGACAAAACCCATCTTTTGCTGCAGAGTTCATTACTGGTGTTAGATTGTTCCCTTTCCAGCACATGGCTATTAAGGGCATGATGGAGACTGATTACTTTTTAGGCATATGGAGTCGTGGAATGTCCAAAAGCTTCTCTACGGCCGTTTTTGCGCTATTAGACGCCATTTTAAATCAAGGTGTTCACATTGGAATCATATCTAAGTCGTTTCGTCAGTCAAAAATGATCTTTACCAAGATGGAAGAGATAGCGGCAAGCCCTAAAGCGGCATTTCTTTCTCAATGTATAACTAGGGTGTCTAAGGCTAACGACCAATGGGTTATGGAGTTGGGAGCGAGTAAGATAACGGCTCTCCCACTTGGTGATGGCGAGAAGCTTCGTGGTTTTCGATTTGAGCGTATGATTATTGATGAATTATTGCTTATGCCAGAGAAGGTGTTGAATGAAGTTATCATGCCGTTCCTTTCTGTTATTAAAAATCCTACCGAAAGACAGGAGACTTATGATATAGAAACGGAAATGATAAAACAGGGCAAGTTGAAAGAGGAAGATAGACATAAGTGGCCGAACAATAAAATTATTGGTTTATCTTCTGCCTCTTATCGCTTTGAGCATTTATATAAAATGTATTGTCAATATGAGTCATTGATTCTTAATGAAAACGAACAGGATAAAGCTCACAGGGTTATTATGCACTTCAGTTATGATGTTGCGCCTCAACAGCTTTACGATCAGAACTTAATTGACCAAGCTAAAGCGACAATGAGCCAATCTCAATTTGACCGAGAGTTTATGGCTGTTTTCACAGACGATAGTTCTGGTTATTTTAAAGTCAGTAAAATGATGGAGTGTACAATACCAGACGGAGAAGGTCAATCTGTTGAGGTGGTAGGAGAACCTTCTGACGAATACATTCTAGCTTTTGACCCATCGTGGTCTGAAAGTGAAGGATCTGATGATTTTGCTATACTGATGATAAAATTAAACAGGGATACAAAAAAGGGTACTGTTGTCCATAGTTATGCATTGCCTGGGGCCAACTTAAGAACTCACATTGTTTACATGGCCTATCTATTGAAAAATTTTAATGTAGTATCTGTTGTTGGTGACTATAACGGAGGTGTACAGTTTTTGAACTCATGTAACGAAAGTAGTATATTTAAAAATGAGGGTCTTAAGCTTAATATCATAGATGCGGATTTAGACGATCACCAAGAATACGAAAAAGGTTTAAGAGATCTTAAAAGACAATATAATAAAGAGAATCAAACATACGTTTTTCTTAGAAAGCCTAGTTCAAAATGGATTAGATATGCTAACGAGTTGTTGCAAGCATCTTTCGACCATAAAAGAATATTTTTTGCTGGAGGGGCAATGAATGACGATTACAACAAACAAAGAAAAGCTAAAATACCGATAAAGAAATTAAAGTTCATTAAAAACTATGAAAATAATTCTGAGCCATCTAAAATGATTGATTTTGTTGAACATCAAAAAGATATGATGGATTTAATCAAGGTAGAGTGCGCTATGGTGCAAGTTTCCACTTCGACACAAGGAACACAGAGCTTTGATTTGCCGCTTAACCTAAGAAAACAAAAGGGTGCGGATAAAGCAAGGAAGGACTCATACTCAGCTTTGATTTTAGGAAACTGGATGATGCATACATTTTATGACATGATGGATGACAGCATAAATACGGTACAGGGGACTTTCACTCCAATGTTTATAGACTAATATGAAAAACAATTTCAAATTATTAGAGGACAACTACGATATTATAGTTGAGGAGTATCTAAAAATAAAAAACAAAATGTTTCCTTGGATTGAAACACATCTTTATGATGGCAAGGATTCTTGGACGGTTTATCCAATTTATGATTGGCCTTCAGCATCTAATGTAGAAGGATTCACAGAAAAAGTTCCATTAACATCAAAGTTAATTAAAGAGTGTTTACCAAATCATGGCGCGGCTGCGTTTTCTAGATTAAGGCCTAATTCAAAAATAGCACCACATCAAGGCCGTAAAGAAGGGGTTCTTAGATTCCACTTGGGAATTGATATACCAGATGGCGATTGCGCTTTAAAGTGCGAAGGCAAAGTACATCATTGGGAAAATGGGAAATCTTTTGTTTTTGACGACGAAAAAACCCATGAGGCTTGGAACAATACTGACAAAGATAGGGTGGTATTAATTGTAGATTTTAAAAGAGAAGAAAGTTAAAGTTTCGAAAGTTAAAAGTTAAACTTTTGACTTTTCGGTGTATAATAAAGCATATGGCAAAAAGAAAATATAATAAGAAGTCTGATTATTGGAGTAAGTTCGACAAAGACGAAAAGCCCAATGTAATTACTGGTACAGTTATTAATCCAGATGATAAATTTGAGCCAGATATGATGGGAGATCCATTTTATGTTTCTTCTGCATCTTACGGGACAAAGAAATCTAACGCATCTTGCGCCAGAAGCTCTGGTTCAAGTACTGGCAGGAGAATAAACAGGTCAGCAATAGACCCAACTATAGATAGATTTTCAAGAATAAGAGGAGGTTTGCTTCCTTATAAATACGCATCTGACGGAGTAAACATAAGAGAGGCTATAGAGCTTTGCCAAAAAGCTTATGCTAATGTTGCGGTTTTCAGAAACGCTATTGATGTAATGTCAGAATTTGCCAACACTGAAATATTTTTAGATGGAGGCACAAAGAAAAGCAGGGATTTCTTTAAAGAGTGGTTTAAAAAAATAAATTTTCAAAACTTAAAGGATCAGTATTTTAGAGAGTATTATAGAAGCGGAAATATTTTTCTTTATAGAATTGACGGCAACTTTAAAAACGACGATTTCCTTGAATTAATTAAATCTATTTCGCCTACAAAAACGGCGGAAAATAAGGTACCTATCAGATATATACTGATGAATCCTTATGATATAGTAGCCAAAAGATCATCCACCTTTAATCAGGGAGCTTACGAAAAAATTCTCTCTGAATATGAAATGTCGCGCTTGCAGAATCCATCGACAGAAGAGGATAAGGAAATATTTAATTCATTGCCAAAGGATGTGCAAAAGAATATCAAAAGCGGAAGTTATAGTACTGACGGTTTAAAAATAAAACTTGATCCAGAAAAAATTTCTCATTCTTTTTATAAAAAGCAGGATTATGAGCCTTTCGCTATTCCGTTCGGTTATCCAGTGCTTGAAGATATAAATGCAAAGCTTGAGCTGAAAAAAATGGATCAAGCTATAACCAGAACAGTAGAAAATGTTATTTTGCTTATTACGATGGGTGCAGAACCAGATAAAGGGGGAATTAATCCACAGAATCTGAACGCAATGCAAAACCTATTTAAAAATGAAAGCGTGGGCAGGGTTCTTGTTTCAGACTATACGACTAAAGCTGATTTCGTATTACCAGATCTAAATAAAGTACTTGGTTCTGAAAAATATAAAACATTAAACGATGATATTAAACAAGGACTGCAAAACGTTGTTGTCGGAGAGGAAAAATATGGAGCCACTCAAGTCAAAGCCCAAATTTTCATTGATAGACTAAAAGAAGCAAGAAACGCCTTCTTGTCAGATTTTTTACAAAAAGAAATTAAAAGAATATCTCAAAATCTTGGTTTTAGGTCATATCCTACTCCAGTATTTAAGGATATTGACATGAGAGATGAGACGCAGCTTATGAAGGTGGCGACAAGGCTCATGGAGCTTGGAGTCATCACTCCGCAGCAAGGCATGGAGATGTTCCATACTGGCAAGTTCCCTGAGGTCGAAGAAATCTCTCCCTCTCAAAAGAAATTCGTTGAGGAAAGAGAGAAGGGCTATTACAACCCTATCGTTGGAGGAGTTCCAATGGTAGAGGGAGCAGACCAGAGCAATGATCCAATGGGTCCGAACAAACAAGCTGGAAGACCAGAGGGAACAACAGGGATACCTAAAGAAGAGTCTAGCGCGTCTTATTCAAGAAAAAATATAGAAAATGTCATAACCAAGCTTGAAGATTTTAGGTCGTCAACAAAAGAATTAATGATTGCAAAAACTGGTATAAAAAGATTCTCGAAAAACAAGAAAAAAATGCTTGATGGTTTGTGCGAAGCAGTAGTTTGTTCTACCGATGTTGAAAATTGGACACAAAAAGCAATTTCTTGTGTAGATAACTTGGAGGAAATACAACATCTAGGAGTGTTGCCAGAAATTTTAGAAATAGGCGCAAAACACGAATTGAGCAGTTACGAAGCAGCAATATTACATCACAGCAATGAAATTAATAAAGAAGAAGTCTAAAGCAGAGAAAAAAGATTATTTATACACTGCAACTTTTGATGCAGAAATTTTACCTTGCGAGGTTGGGTCTTCTTTTATTTCAAAAGCTTCACTAGAAAATCTTGAGTCGTTAGTTCCTAGCGAAATCGATTTCGAAGATAACTCTGATCTTTTGGGAGTAGCTTTTAATGCGGCTGTAGTTAATAAATTTAATAAAAATGGCGATGGGATAAGCACTGATACAGCGATAGCTTATACAAAAAACTTTGTTCATAAACCAACTAATATCGAACACGACAAAGACAGAATTGTTGGCCATATAGTAAATGCTGGTTGGAGTGATTATGGAACTAATGAAATGCTATCGGAAGCAGAAGTAGATAACTATTCAAAACCTTTTAATATCGCTTTAGGAGCAGTTGTTTATAAATCAGCCAATGCTGAGTTTGCCGAAGCGGTAGAAAGATCAGTTGACCCACACAGCCCTTATTATCACTCAGTATCTACAAGTTGGGAGGTTGGTTTCTCTGAATTTGCGCTGGCAGTTGGAAGCGAATATACGGAAGACGCTACAATCATAGACAACATCGAAGAGATGGAAGAAATGGTCGGTTGCCTTAGATCTAACGGTGGTTCTGGTTATACTGAAGACGGTAGACCAGTTAACAGGCTGATTAGAGGGAAGATTTATCCACTAGGTATAGGATATACTTCTAACCCAGCGGCGGATGTAAAAGGCGTTCATATGAAGGCAAAAGAAGAAGAAGCCTTTAATTTAACAGATAAAAACGATAAAAATATTTCACAAAAAGAAAAAACTAATGTAAACCTTAAAAAGAATAATTCTATGGAACTCGAAAAAGTAATCTCAGAACTGAAGGACCTTCTCGACGAGAAGAAGTTCTCGCAAGAAGCCATCGCTTCTATGACTAGCACCTTTACCGATGCTATTAAAGAAAAAGATGAGCAGTATAAGCAAGAACTTCAGAAAACTCAAGAAGAGAAGGAGGCCGTGGCCAACGAACATGCAGAACTAAAAACTTCGGTCGAAGACCTGAAGTCCAAGTTCGAGCAAGCGCAATCCAAAATCGCCGAATACGAAGCGTCTATTAAAGCCGAAGAGGCAGTAGCTCGTTTTAACCAGCGTATGGATGTTTTGGATCAACGGTTTGATCTTGAAGACGAAGACAAAGAGTTTTTGGCTAAAGAGCTTAAATCTATTGAAACAGAAGAGGCTTTTGCTTCTTTCGAAGATAAGATTACAGTTCTCTGGAAGCACAAAAGCAAAGAGGCTAAGGCAGAGTTCGAAAAGAACGTTGAAGCCAGAATCCAAGAAGAGGTTGCAAAAAGGATGTCGAATCCTACTGCGGAAGCTTCAACAGAAAAAACACATGAGGAAATCCTTGATAGTGTAGAATCTAGCGAAGCTGCAATTTCCAATACTAACGAGACAGTCTCCCGCGAGGAGCCTAATCTTAGAGAAAAATTTGCGAGCGCATTCGACCGCAAAAACATCGAAATTTCTTAATAATTTAAACAAAATAATACTATGCTCAGAATTCTACCATTCAGACAATACGACGAAAATGATGTAATCAATCTTTTCGCTCTTCAGGGAACCTACGCAAACGAGTCCACTACGGACACAGGCGCTGGTGATGCTGGTGTATTTGTTAAAGTCTCCGCTGGAGATTTTGATAAAGACCCAGTAGCTTATTCAGACAACTCTTACCTAGGTAAGACCGATTACCCTTTCATCAAGGCTCAATACCCAAGCGTTCAGCTTGAGTGGGCGCCAGCGATTAGCGGTGATTCCTGTCTTGGACTTACACTCCGTCAAACTGCAAAGTATGACGAAAACGGCGAAAAACTGCTTTACAATCCAATCAAAGGCGAAGAGCTTTTCTGTGTATTGCCAGGACAAGCTGTTCCAGTAGCTACTCGCGGAGTCTTCACTCTTGTAGAGGAAGGTTATAGCGGAGCGTTGGCAGTGGGAGGCGGAATCGCACTCAGCAATCTTGAGAGCGGAAAAGTTATTCCTTGTGCAGCAACAGCTGCTGAGAAAATCGGTACAGTTATCGGAACTGGTTCACGCACTAGCGGAACTATTACTGATGCTTGGGCAGGAAACTATGCTGTTATTGCTCTCGGTCTTTAAAAATTAACCTTTAACTACGAAATATATCAAATGAAAATTTCCCTTAAAAGAACACCAGAACAGCTAGAGCTTATTAAAGCTATGGCTTCTAAAAATCGTTCGGTTGCATACGAGGCTCAAGTAGCTCTTGCTGAATTCATCGGTCCTGTGATCGCTGAAGTTATCAATAACGCTCCTGTCCTTAGCAACCTGTTTACTCCTCTTCAGTTTAACTCTGAGGACAATCCTTCGATTCCGTTGGATCTGTACTATGATGTTACTGATGAAGATTATGTTCAGATTTACAGCAACACTGTTGCTGGAGGTCTTCCACAAAACCAAGTCGTACCTACAGTGTCCGAGCTTAAGGTAGCTACCTATAGCCTTGACACCGCAGTAAGTTTTGATCGTCGTTATGCAGCTAAGAGCCGCATGGATGTCGTTAGCAAAACTTTCACTCGTATGGCTCAAGAGATCCTTCTTAAGCAGGAGCGTACTTCAGCAAACCTTATCATGGGTGCTGTAGCACAAGCTTCTACCAACAGCAAGGACCACGTTTTCCGTGCTACTACTGACGGAGCGTTTCTTCTTGACGACTTCAACAACCTGATTACCCGTGCGAAGCGCATTAATACCGCTTGGAACAAAGGTACTCCAGAGGGTGGTCGTCGTGGAATTACCGATCTGATCGTTTCTCCAGAAGCTGTTAAGTCTCTGCGTGAAATGGCTTACAACCCAATCAACACCAAAGGTAATGATGACGGATACGGCACTGATGGCCTTCGTTCTTCTGTTTATCAATCAGGTGGAGGTCTTCCAGACTTTTTCGGTATCTCAATCATGGAGGTAAACGAGCTTGGCGTTGGACAGAAGTTTAACACAATCTTTGACACTGTCGCAGGAGCTACATCTTACAGTAAGGCTGATGGAACTGCTGGTGCAGTATTTGATCCAAATGCTGACGAAATCATGCTTGGTCTTGATCGCGGACGCGATTCTCTCATTAAGGCAATTGCCGTTGACGAAGAGAACGGTTCTGAGTTCAGCCTTATCGCTGATGATCAGTACAGCATCCGTCAAAGCAAGATCGGCTGGTTCGGTGGCATTGAAGAGGGCCGCATGGTTCTCGACAACCGCGCACTTGCTGGTATCGTTGCAAATGGTCTTTAATAGACTTTAAAGCACATTTTTAAAGGTCACCCTGTACAGGGTGGCCTTTTTTGTGTAAATATTGTATAACAAACCTATCATATAATATGGAAGAAGAAAAATCAGAAGAATTGGATGTATCTTACGGAGTAGAAAACATCGAAGAATCTAAAGAGTTGGTTGAAAAGCCAGCTAAAACAACTAAGAAAAAGACTCGTAAAAAAGCAAGAAAATCAAAAGCTAAAAGCGATGTCACTGAAAAAGTAGAGTCTAAGCCTCCTAAAAAGAATCTTATTGATGAAATCAATGAGATGAAATCTGAGGGCAAGGTTGATACACAAGAGTTTAGAACTAAAATGGGACAGCTCGAAACTGTTCTAGGCGTAGATTCTATTAACCCTTTTGGAACTAACGAGCTAGATATTTTCGAAGATAAAATGAAGGAGATGAATTATGCAGACCTACAAAACTTAGCTTATAAAGTTGGAATTAATCCTTTCAGGGGAGGTAGCGCAATAAAGAGTTCTCTTATTAGTGAATTTAAAAACTATAATAGAAACAACATGAGAAACATCATGCCAGAAGCTAGTCAGACAATACAACTAGACCCGAATAATCCACAGCATGCAAAAACCATTAAAATACTAGGGGAGATTTAATGACTGGTTTAAACGATTTAGCTAGAAATATAATGGAGTGTGAATTCGACAACGATTCATCACTTAACTCCATTCAGTCTATAGAGTGTTGGCTAGAGTCTAATTTAGGCTTACTCAATACTTTAATTAATACTGAATATTATCTAGAAGGGCCAGAATTGGATTGTGAGGCGTCTGACATACATAAACAGCTATACTTGCACCATTACTATACAAAGAAGACTAGGAACGCTATGAGGGGCATTATGGCTACCTCTAGCTCTACCACAGATGTTTGTGCAGAGTCTTCTGGCGAAATCTTGTCTTTAAGTGATGGAGAAAGTAGAGTTACGTTCGCCAATAGAAACGAAACAGCAAAGGTTATTAGAGGAATGGCTCAAGACGCTAAAATGGCAATAGACGACCTTGTTGCCAAATACAACATGTACAAAGCTGGACCTAGACAGATCGGCGGTATAGAGGCTTAGTAAGACTTTAACCGTATCATTAACTATATCAATAAAAAACCCCGCCTTTCGGCGGGGTTTTTGCGTAACGGCAACCAAAACAAAGTTACTTAAACAACGCCAAATACTGGTCTGGTTTTAGCGGCGGCGTCACAAACAATACCTTGAGTAGTATCATCGATCCCACCTACTTGCACACTAAATGTTAGGTCAACACTTTTGTTGGATCCTATGCTTGACGAGAATGATTCTGAGTCTAGTGTTGCTCCTTTAAGGGTCCACCTGATAGCTTCTGTTTGATCACAAGCCTTTAGGACTAGAGCAACGGAGCCGTTTGATGGGTCGCAGCTATCAATTATGTTGGCTAGGTTTCCAGCTTGCACATCACTAAGAACAGCGTTGACGCTCAAGGAGGCGTTAACTGGGAAGTCAACAACTCTAGCGAACGGGAATTTGCTTCCGACTCTTTCGATAGGGGTTCTTGAGAGAGGTAATGACAAAGAAGCGCTTTGAACATGGAACGCGCCGTTTCCGCTTATTACGGAAAGAGTTCCATCGTCAGCTGCTCCGCCGTCAAACCCAGGGAATTCAATAGTTATATCTCCTGGCCTCAGGGCTGTTGGACCGTCTTGACCTGTATTTTTAGGAGTTAGAATTGCAGCGGTTCCGATAAGAGGTGTTCCAGATTCAGAATTAATTGCTGGAAGACCACCAGTTATATTCAGCCTAGGGAGATCTGGGCCAGTTACAGTTCCGTTGTTAGAACTTATATTAGAAGCTTCATATGATACTGTAGCTGTTGGTATAGAACCGACAGAAAGATCGATTGAATAATCGCTCAAGTAAGCATTTCCAATTCCGATAAGACCATAAGGATCTCCGTTAAGAAAAGTTGTTGAATCTTGACCTTCGTCAGAAGTTACGATATAGAAGTTTCTTCCAGATGTAGCTTCAAGCGATCCACTAGCAAATTGAGCTTGCGAGTTTACGTTGAAGCCCATAGCTTTTTCATTAAGCCCATCACTGAGGTAATAGGAGTAATCAAAATTGACAGTTGGAGCTTCAAGGATTAGAGAATCGATTCTTGCTAAGTTTCCGTATTGGTTTACGTCCTGCCTATTAATGGTGAAGCCGTAGTTTGCACTTTGTACTCTAATGAGTTCGTGATGATCTCCAGTGGCTGTCGCTGGACAGTCTTTGGAGATGAAAAGTGATTCCGATTGATAAATGACTCTATTTCTTGACATATTTTAAGAATTGTTTGTTGTTTTTAAATTTTTTAATTAAGACCAAGGTAGGCTTGTATTGTTGCTTCCACTAACAAAAATTCCTTTTTCTAAGTCTCTTACTCCACCTATTTGTGTCGAGAATGTTAGGTCTACGCTTTTGTTGGATCCGACACTTGAAGAGAAACTTTCGGAATCAATAGTGCAACCTTTTAGGTCGATATTGAGTCCAACGGTAGTTCCCCCACACTCCTTGAGTTGCAAACTTACGTTTTTAAGATTGCTGTCACAACCACTAATAAGGTTGGCTAGGTTCGCGGCTTGCGTAGTATTGACTATCGCGTTGACCGTCAAAGAAGCGTTAACTGGGAAGTCAACAACCCTAGCAAATGGGAATTTAGCACCAAGTCTTTCGATTGGAGTTCTTGATAGCGGTAGTGAAAGCGATGCACTCTGAATGTGTATAGCTTGGTCGGAACCGTCCATTGTACTAAAGGTTTGTCCGTCAAAAGCGCTAAGATCAAGAGTTATATCTCCAGGTCTAATAGCTGACAGAGTGTCCTGACCATCTGCCGAGAAGTTTCCGTTATGAGAATTTCCAGTAGAGTAAGGAAGAGTGACTTCAAAACCAACTGGTGTACCAGCTACAGGGTCAATTCCTGGGCTTTCAATGTTAATGAAACCTACTCCAGAAACACCAGTAATGCTTGCATCACTATTGATGTTAGAAGCTTCAAAAGACGCAGTAGCTGTTGGCAGAGAGCCAACGGAAAGGTCGAGTGTGTAGTCTGTTAGGAATGCATTACCAATACCTATAATGGTATTGTCATTGAGTCCAGTAACTCTGTTTAGGTTTGCGTCCCGTCCTTCTGGTACAGTTAGGATATAAAAGTTTTGTCCAGTACTGTTTGCCAAATGGCCAGAAGCAAATTGAGCTTCTGATAACTGAGAAGGATTTTGAACCCAGAAGTCCAGCGCCCTTTCGTTAAATCCGTTTGTTGGGTAGTACGAGATGTCAAAATTAACAGTCGGAGCTTCAAGAATCAAAGAATCGATTCTAGCTAGATTGCCAAATTGGTTTACGTCCTGCCTGTTAATCGTGAAACCGTAGTTTGCACTCTGAACACGATGAAGTTGGGTATGGTCGCTTAAGCCTGTGGAGTTATAGTCCTTGCTTACAAAAAGCGCCTCTGATTGATAGATTACTCTGTTTCTTGCCATAGCTATGATTATTTTAAGTGTTTACAGTTGT